ATTTTAATATGTCATTGACAATTATTTTAGCTAAAGTTGTTTTACCTGTTCCGGGGTTTCCATAAAAAAGAATGTGAGGCGTATCATCATTCATTTTTGAAAAGAACTCGCGGTTGTCTTTTGATAAGACAAGATCATCTAATCTCTTAGGTGTATATTTTTGTACCCAAAGATTTTTATACAAATTCATATCCTCTAATAATAGGATACTTTGATCAAATTGTCAACCGTTAATCAAAACTCTACCATCATTATGCGGTATACTAGTTAAAACTTCTCTTACTTGATTTGATTGATTTTCGGTAACTCTATATCTTTTTAGCATATCAATAACCAAAGCGACTTTATCATTTGGTATAACATAGCTAACACCTTGTACTGTAATTGTAGTTGTCATAATAATATTTATTTATTTTTGATGAATTGTCAAATATTTTATTGTGTGTTATTATTTAGCATGTAAATATATATTATGACAAATAATCAAAACAGTGAAATTGAAAATATAATTCAAGAATTAAAAAATGATGAAGTTCAAACGTTTAAGGTTGAAGATAAACAAATTTTTGAAGAAAAAAGTTTATCGGATGAAAATGTTGGAGAATATGTATATAAAAAATCATCAGAATTGGTGGAATCTACATTGAGTGCTGTAGAGTCATTACGTGATAGTGTTTTAACAGGAAGTGATCCGAAAGAAATAGCTGCTTTGTCTCAATTGATAAATTCAGCCACTAAAGCATTGGATCAATTAAATAAAATAAATATTCAAAATAAAGCTAATAAAAATAATGTTGAATTGAAAAAGATGGAAATTGAGTCTAATGCAAATAGACCAATTCTACCAAATACCACCAATGTAGTAATTGCTACCAGAGACGAAATCATGAAACAGCTTTTTGAAAAGCCATCCAAAAAAATATCAGCACCCCTAGATTTAATAGAAGGTGAATTTGATAAAAAATAAAACACCATCCAAATTTCTCTGGATGGTGTTTTATGTGAGTACTTAGCGATATCTTCGTTAGTGTTACAAATAGAGACGTCCGTTGTCTTGAGCGACATTGGAAGTTCCAAGACCTTTAACTATGATAATGTGGTAGTACAAGTTAGCACCAAAGATATGGTCAACAACACCATAACGTGTCATAAGGCCAACGCGAGGTGCGAAGTCATTAGGACCGATGGTACGTTGGATCATAACTGGGATGTATGGGCAGTATACGATACCTGTATCATAGTATTCAGTTCCTTTGTAACCTAAAAGAGCATATTCAAGCGAGGATCCTCGTTGTTTGCTTAAGTATTGCGCGTCTGTTCTGGTATCACGGTAAACTTGGAAGCGACCACCCAAAGAACCAACTTTAGCAATGCCTGTTGGTTGAGTGTTGACGTTTCCATTTACTGGCATCCATTGGAATTCAGGAAGCATCTCAAGGATAGCACACACTCTAGGTGTGGCGATGATGAAGTTTGCACTGCCTCTGCGGTTGCGGATGGCAATACGATTGGCTTCAACAATGACCTTGGAATAGAAGTCCCTGTTACGCTCTCCGAGCCAACGTGCGTCAGCCGAAGCAGCATTCCAGAAGGAATACCCGTTACCACTACCAGCGTTGAGGCAGACTTGGATCATACGGATAACCATTTCACGATCAATTTCGGCTTGAATTTCATACGACATGGCGTTTGTTAATTCAGAGTCGATATCAAGACCGTTCATGTTCTTCAAGTCTTGCTCTAATTCAACAGACCAGCGAGCGGCGAGGCGGCGTGTGCCAGCTTCGACGGCTGTTTTGGAGAATTCTACAACGACTTGAGGTATGTTACCAGTTAATTCATAGTTACTAAGTATAGCAGCAACGCCGCGATCAGAGTCGAGCATATCGAAATCAGTTCCAGTGGAACCGAGTCCGGAAAGTGCTGTTGCACTAGTACCTGTGAATCTTGTATCTAAGTATTGATAGCCAAGTTCTTGGCCGTTGGATTGACGAGCTACACCATCTCTGGAAACACGAGTGGCTCCAGGTGTGGCGTATCCATCGATTCCATTGGCTCCAAGGCTATCAGCCTCATAACGATAACGCAATGCAAAAGCTAATCCTACGGGACCACTCATTGGCTGGACACCGACGATCTCGTTTGTGATAAGCTCAGGGAAAGTACGACGAACCATGGGAATAAGAATCTTAGGTAAGCGACTGTCGCCTGTAGCATATCCATCTCCTGATGTGATAGAACCGGGAGGATTGTATAAAGAGTTAGAACCAGCAGAGCCGAAGACTCCACCAGATCCGGAAGAATTACCTTCCTCTATACACCATCTCTCTTGGTTTTCCATGAGGATTGCAGTGGTTAAGCGAGCGTGTTCATCTTCGATTGCAGCAACTTTATCAGAAGTGTAATCAAGGACAGGTGCCCATTTTTCAACCAATTGCGATGCACGAGAACGATCAATATAGCCAGTGGCGGGATTGACATTTTTCATTGTGGGTTATGGATAGAATACGGAATATAGTAGAAATTACTTTCTACTTAATTCACTCAGATATTCGCCAACAAGACCATTAGGCTTGTTGTAATTTGTGGACTCAGAAACTAATGTTTTTCTTTGAGGGATGTCGGCATTTTTGGCCAAAGCCTTTTTTGTCGCTTCCTCTTTAAAAACATTAGCGGATTCTTCTTCGCCACGTTCGAACATCTCAACAACATAGTTAAAATTCTCTAAAATATAAGAACTCTCTTTGTCATTCAATAATTTAAAAATAAATTCTTTTTTTGAAGAATTCATCCCATGGGTTTTTTCATCAAGCAAAACTTTTGCTTCCATGGATTTAATCTTACCTAAGAGAACTTCGTTCTCATTGTAAGATTCATTGAGTTTTCCTGAGAGGTTATTAATTTTATTTTTAGCCTCAGAAATTGAACCTTTAATTGTAGAATCAATATGTTCTTGATCAATTCCGATCAAGTCTCTGATTTCATCCAATTTTTTTCTAGCATAGATATTATCTACAGCTTCTTTAAGTTGGTTTTTTGGAATTGCTTTTTCTAAAGCAATATCAATAAATTTACTAACATTCTCTACAATTTTTAAAGAAAAATCATCAGCTTTTTCATTTAAAGCTTTTCTGTAAAATGAAACCAATGTTTCCAATTTTTCTGTATGATCTTCTGTTATCGCGTCAACAACGGATTCGAGTTTTTCGGTATGATCGTTATCAATTGCTTCTAAAAGTTTTTCAAGTTTAATTGCATGTTGTTCATCAATTTTAGATATTGCATTTTCAACTTCTAATTTAACAACCGAATCGGTTTTTTCCTCAACAGCTTTTTCGAAAGCTTCTGCGATTGCAATTGCTGAATCCTCTGAGAGAACATTTTTATCTATTTTTTCTAAAATTGATTTTATATTCATAAACTTTATATTAATAACTTATCCTTTGTTGTTCCCTTTTTTGGAATTTTTTTTCTTAGACGAAATCATTTTTAAAAAATTCTCTTTATTTTGTTTTTTAGAATTCTTTTTATCTTTTGATTTGTTATCATCTTCACCCTTTTTTTTGTCAGCCCAATTCGGAACACCATCACCATCATCGTCTGGTTTTTTATTTTTTTTAGAAGGTATTGTTTTTTTAACTTTTTCTTTTATTTTTTCTTCAACGATATTTTTTAAATCAATATCAGCATTATAAAATTTATTTTCAAAAACGTTTGTTATAAACTTTGAAATCAATTTAGACATTTCCATAATTATATTTATCTTTTAGTTGTACAAATTATATATTTTTTAAAGAATTTATAAACTCAATTATACTTTCTTTTAAATAAAGATCTTTATTCTTAAGTGGCATGTTTGATATTTTACCCTCAAATCTTTCATAAAATGGTTCAAATTCTCCATTGTTAGCAAGAACCCATTTTTTGGATTCCAATATACCATTAACAAATGCTGTAGGTACTGATGGATCGGCAACAACATCAATTGCAACAAGTTTAAAATCCGATACATGACCGTATCCGTTTTTTTCATCAACTCTACCCAAGGCTCTAGAAGATACGCCAAGTTTAACACCATCCATCATCAAAGATCTTACAACTTGTCCCATAGGTGTTGATAAAACTTTTGATTTACCAACAAAAATATTTCCTTCTTGTCTAAGTTCTGTAACCATATGACAAGCTCTTTCTAAATTAACATCAGGCGTTGTTGGGTGGTTTAATTCACCAGTAGCTCTATTTGCTTTTATGATTTCTGTAGAATATCTATTAACTTCTTCGATCATCTCATTGAGAGGATATATTCTATTATTCCTATTGGGTTTATCTGCCATCAAAAATGGACCTTGTATGAAAACATTTGATGGTGAATTTCTATTTTTTTCTTCCACCAAATATTTTAATTCGTATGTTGGGGATTCAACCAATAGATTATATAATTTGCTCATATCTATAATTACTTATCACCTATTTAGTCAAATTAAATGTTTTTCATTTAAAATTATGAATAAATAACCTTTTGAGGAACACCAGCTTTTCGCAGCAGTCCATTTTGCTTGGTTAATAGCCCATTGGTAATTCTCATAAATAATAGTTGATTGTTTCTTTTTGTTGCTATGAGTTGGTGGTTTTGTTTGTTTTTCTGGTTTAACTTCAATTAATAATTTTTTAATTTCTCCACTTTTAGTTTTTAAAACTGCAACCAAATCAACAAAATATCTATGTAATTTACCATCAGCTGGTGATTGATATGGAACAACGACTGACTCCGAACCCCATGTTATTATATTAGGGTTATTATCCAAATATCTAAATGATTTTAATTCTAGACCACTCCTATAAATTATAGGATAAGTTCCTTTATATTTATTTGGATTTTTGGGTTTATATAACCCTTGTTTGTAATTTTGATTTTTTCTTTTTAATGTTTTGATCATTACCCTAAAAAGAAACTTGTTGGTGATCTATCTATAAGATCGGTTATTATCTCTTTTTCAAGTTCATCTTTTTCTTTTTCACCCTGCCTCAACAAATCAGCTGCATTTACAGTTTGACCCCCAAACAAATTAGTTCCTTGATATTTTCCGCGAACATGACCAACTGCAATTTTTGTTAAAGCTAAAGTATATCTATAAATCCATAATTCTTGTATTAAATGTTTTATTGGTTTTTGAACTTTACATCCAATCAAACCATAATATATGTTTGAATTTTTAGGTTCAGGTATAACTTTTAAAATTTGAGTATAAGGATCAAATCTTAAATATGGCATCATTCCCAATATCTTTTCTCTCGTATCTATCCATTCTTTTAAAACGTGCCAAGTGACCAAATCATAACCAACATTACCTAAAAGATGACCAAAATATGCTTGTTGTGCAATCGTGTTTTCTATTGTAAATAAAGTATTAACACCTGAATTATTTCCTTCTTGAAAAGAAAATACATCTATAACTTTTCTAAAATCACCTAAATCATAATCGAATCCAGCACTTAATGATTGTGAACTAGATGAAACTGATGTTTCTTGATTATACATGCTAGGTGAAACATTAAACATATCACCAACTGGTAATCCAACTCCACGAACATAAAGGTCAGATCTAAATATCAAGTACTCTTCATCCACGCCAGCAAATTTTGTAAAAAATTCAATAGCAATGTCGATGAATTCGTATATTTGTTCACTGCTAATTTCAATTTGTATTAAGGGTTCTCCTAGAGTTCGTCTAACTCTTTGAGCCAAGTAATCATAAGTTTTAACCTTTGAATTAAATGTGGTACTTCCATGAAATCTATTCGGAATTAATGTTTCCATTTATAATATTTATATTTATTGTTGATAATACATATAAAATGATATAATTAATAGTAATGGAAAAATATGTAATATTTCATATCGATGGTGGTATTGGAAAAAATATAATAGCTACCGCTGTAATAAAATCAATTGTTAAGAGTTATCCGGATTATAAGGTTGTTGTGACAACAGCATATCCAGAAGTTTTCATAAATAACCCTAATGTTTACAGAGTTTATAAATTAAACTGTTTGCAGTATTTTTATGATGATTATATAAAAAATAAAAATTCAATAATATTAAGAGGTGAACCTTATTACTCCGAAGATTTCTTCTATGAAAGAAAACATTTAGCAGAGATATGGTGTGATGTTTTTAAAATACCTTGTATTACCACAAAGCCTGAAATTTTCATAACGCATAGGGAATATACATATGTTTTAAATAATCTAAAAAAAGATGGTCCAATCTTATTGATGCATCCATTTGGTGGAGCAGAAAATCAAAATTATTCATATTCTTGGTCTAGGGATTTGCCTCCGGATTTTTCACAAAGTTTAGTGAATGAATTAAAACCTTATTTTAGTAAAATTCTACATGTTGGAAGAGATAATCAACCAGTTTTAAAAGATACAATAAAAATAACAGATAATCTTAGAAATTTATTTTGTTATATATCTTTATCGGATAAAATTATAGGGATAGATTCTTTTGTTCAACATGCTGCTGCTGCTTTAAATAAAAAAGCAACGGTTGGTTGGATTTCAAATTCACCTAATGTTTTTGGTTATCCTATTCATGATAATATCACACCCATAGAATTAAAAACATTCAGACATAAAATAGATTCATATTTTCAATCAGATGATTGGTCTGGATCTCGTTTTTATGAATGTCCATATGATGATTTAAATTTAATCTTTAATAAAGATACATTCATTCAATCGATATTGGAAAATAAATCACAAAAAATACAGTTTTAATAATATGATATTTTTTAATTCTTCCATGCCTAGAAGCATGTCAACTCTTTTGCAATGTATATTGAATCAGAATGACAAAATAGCCGCTACTCAAACAGATCCGGTACTCGAATATCTTTATGCTTCCAGAATGAATTACAGTAGCCTTCCTGAAGTAAAATCGATGCCATATGAATTGAGTTTAAACACATGGAAAGGTTTTTGTTGGGGTGGTTTGGATGGTTATGCGAAATCATATTCTGAAAAACCAAATATATGTATAAAAACAAGAGGTGCTACTATACATTACAAGTTTTTTGAATTTTTTATGCCATATAAACCAAAAATGATTTGTATGGTTAGAGATTTAAAAAGTATTTTTTCTTCTATGGAAAAAATATATAGAAAAAATCAACACCAACATCAAGAAATTCAAAATCATTCAAAGATGTCAGGAACCACTACGGCTAAAAGAATAGATATTTGGAAGAATTCACCACCAGTTGGATTAGCATTGGAAAGATTGCATCAAACATTTATAGAAGGTTTGAATGAAAATTTTTTGTATATAAGATCAGAAGATTTG